GGAGTCGAACTTGTAGCCGCCCAGCGTGACGGTGCCGAGAGTGGGCTCGGTAACGTTGGTGTTCGTCGTCGCTTCACCCACCAGGCGGCCGGTGTTGCTGGTGTCGTCCGAGGTCGGGATGGTTAGCGGGTTGCCGTCGGTCGTCGGGATGACTTCGGCGCCAGCTTCAAGCACGCCGGCAAAGCTCTTCATGGCCGACACCAGGTTTGTGCTGAACTCGCGGGTGCCGACGACGCCTTGGCCGCTGACGGTCAGGGCACGCAGTTCGGCAAGATTGCCGCCGCGCAGGAATCGATTGAATTGGCTGCGGTACTCCTTCACCGCTTCGTCGGCCTGCTGTTCTGAGGTGTCGATGTCATCGCGCCCGGGCTGGTGACGCTTCTCGGACATCTCGGCTTCGAGCCGCTTGGCGGTTTCATAGCGGTCGATGTCCGCTTTGCGAGCCTCGGCCTTGGTGTTGAGGGCGTCGAAGGCGGTATTCTCATCCGCGGTCAGGTCGCGCTTTTCGTCTTCGGCCTTCTTCAGGATGCCCTTCATCTGATTGAGGGCTTCGCCACGCTCTTCGTTCAACTGTTTGATTTTCTGCCACATAGAGTCGGTCTTTCGTTTGGAACTGCTGGTGTGGCCGCTGCACGTCACGTGGACTGCTAAAGCACCGAGGGCGTTGCGGGCGTGGCCGGCGGGAGAGTGCTCTCCCTTTACAACAGATATTCCGCTCTTCAGCGGCCGACATCGGCAAAAAGATTTTTGGGGCAGATGGAGATTTTTGACGGGGCGATCATGCTGCCATCGCGCGCAGCAGCTGCATGCGGCGAGCGGCACAGGCCGGCGACGAGCCGACAGCTCGAATCTCGGCGAGCACCGCAGGGTCAATGTTCAATGATCGGATGCTGAGCGAGGTTTCGGGATACGCCGGCCGTGACACGATCGACACTTCGCGCAGGTTCACGTCGTGTAGCTCGCGGATCGTCTGCCCGCCCTCTTTGACGAAGCGTTGGCCGTCCTTCTTGACGTTGAACCCGAATGACAAGCCGTTCACATCGCCGCGTTTGACCAATTCCCGCATGTCCCGCGCGTAGCTCGTATCGGGCAGATCGACCTCAACGGCCAAGCCCTTGTCGGTATGCGCAACGCGGAGCGTGCTGTTGCTGGTGCGCCCAAGCAACTTGTCCGGGTCATGGCTGGCCAGGGCCTGAATGTCCGACCCGCTGGCGAGCGTCGAGCGGAACGCAGTCGGCATCAGCTTTTCCTTAAAGCCGCCGAGATCGGCGGAGAGGCTGTTGTATGGGATGACGCCGACGAAGCGGTGCGGTTGTTCGGGCGTGCCCTCGGTAAAGCGTAGCTCCAGATCGGCCGCCGTGGAGCTACCGGCGAACAGGTAAACGTCGCGGATTTCGATGTTCTTCATTACATGCCTTTCAACAGGTGGTCGGCGATGTCGCCGGGTCGGATGTCGGTCCATTCATCAGTCAGGTCATTCGCATCGGCCCCGCCGTCCGCCGCGGCTGTGATGGCGCGGAGCGAGGCGGCGCAATGTTCGCGGGCGTAATCCGCCGGGCTGGCAGTGCTGCCGGCGGCGCCGAGCGGTCCGGCAAACACACGGGCTACCAGCGGCTCGTGAGCGGCATACCACGTATCAGCCCATGCCCGCAGCTCGTCAGGCTTGCCGGCATGCTTCTTCGCCGCCCGGATCAGGGCCTTGGATTCCTTAGTGAGGACGCGTCGCGCGGCCTCCTCAATCAATGTCCGCGTAGCGTTCGACGAGGCAACGGGCGGCGGAGCGACGGCCGGCGTCGTGGTCGGCTGCGTGCCGACCTGCGTCATGTTCAGCGGCTGGAGGAGTACGTCTGAGCCGGCGATGAACGGCAGATTCTCTTTCGCCCGGGCCTCAGCGCGGGTCATGATGCCGTTGTTGATGGCGATGGCGTAGGTGTCGAACCGTTCCTTGGTTGACGCCCGCAGCATGGCGTCCATATTCAGCTTCACTTCCAGCGTCGGCTTCTCGCGTTCCAGCAGGAGCTTGCGATTCGCTTCCTGCTCAAAGCGGGTCACGATCGGCTGAATCGCACCCTGATAGAACTCCATGTTCTGCATTTCGATTGAGGCGTAAGACGCCTTATCAATTACGCCCAGCATGTGCGGCGGGATGCGATAGATGCGGGCGACTTCAAGCACCTGATGGATTCGGGCATCTTTCACTTGCGCCTTTTCCGGGTCGATCGTCGTCGGCGTGAAGGCCATGTTGTTTTCTAGCACCGCTACCTTCATCGCATTTTCCAAACCCACGTAGTTCGCTTTCCAGGACGCTACGAACGTCTTCATTGCGTCTTCGTTCATTTTCGGGAGCGTGAGAATGCCGCCGACGTTGCCGCCGTTGCTGAACAGCTTCGCGGCGAATCGCTCTAGGGCGATCGACAGCCCAATGTTCTGGCGGGCCTGCTGAATTGGGCTGATGCCGACGATGCCGTCAACACTGAAGTTCAGGATGTGTAGCACCTGGTCAGGCGTCAGCGTGGTGGTCGTCGAGCCCAGCCGCGTCAGGTAGAAAAGCTGGCCATTCTCGCGGACGGGTCGCGTGCAGTCCGAGCGAAGTGGATACAAGCCGACGGGCACGCCCTGAGCGTCGCGTTCGATGAAGGCATACGCGTTACCGAACAGGCAGAGGTTGAGCATCAGCGTCTCGCGGAATGTGGCGGCCGTCATGAACTCGTTGGGTTCAGCCGCAAGCAGGCGGGCCACCGGGTGCTCATAGTCTTTACCTCCCTCAGCCCGCTGATAGATGTGGATCGGAAGCTGAGCGACGGCCTCGCCGAGAATCTTGCAGGAGGCGTAAACGGCTGATGCCGCCAGGGCGTTCGATTCTGAAACGACGACACCGCTGTCGTTATAGCCCGAGGTAAAACCGCCGCCGAAGTAGTCCGGCAGATAGTTGACGGACGTGGTAGCCGCGCGAGTCTCCGCACGGCCAAAGATTCGATTCAACAATCCCATCATACCTCACAGCACGATCAGCTCGGGGTGCTTCTCGTAATAGTTGCCCGCCGCGGGCGCGGCCGCAGCTCCGAATTTCATTGCGTTGATTGCCATTACCATCGCCACAGCCGCATCAATGCGGCGGGTGGATTTGGCCTTGTCCAGCCAGATGTTCTCTAGCCGGTCGGTGTGCACGACGGCATTGCTCATCTGCCAGTTCAGCACCGGATTGTCCGGGTGAATGAGCTTGTCCGACTGGATCATCGCCTCGGTCGCCTTGCATGCCTGCGACAGCGACCAGCCCTGCCGGACGTAGGTCACGTTGATGCCGGCCGCCTGCAGTTTGGCCGCGATCGAGGATGCGGCATGCGGGTCCATCTGCACCTCACGCAGGTCATAGAGCTTCGCCTGCTCGATGATCGTGTCGGCAACGATGTCAAAGTCGATGACATTGCCGGGTGTTAGGATCAAGTGACCGGCTTCGGCCCACTGGCGATACGGTGCCTTGTCCCGCTTCTGGCGTTTGAAGAGGCCGCCGACATTGTCTTCGGGTAGGAAGACGAAGGGCTTTATCAGCACACCGCCGTCATCTTGCGGGAACGACAGCACAAAGGCGGTCGTATCCTGTGTGCTCGCCAGGTCACAGCCGCCGAAGCAGGTTGAACCGGCCGGCGGATTGACGGCCCCCGCGCATGCCTTCCACTGCCCATAATCGATCCAGGCCGAGTGCGATTCGGTCGGAAGGTTCAGGCTGAGCTGCTTGAACACCGGCAGGTATCGCGGCGTGGTCAGGGCCTTCTGCAGGTCGCGTGTGTACTCGTCTTCGGACACGCTGACGCCGAGATTCGGCTGGGCCTTTCGCCAAGTCGCAGGGTTCGTAATGTCATCGTCGGGATCAGCCTGCCACATGCACGGCAGAAACTCTGGATCATCCACCGCGCCCGTCCGCACCTTGTCTGCGTAGTCGAACACCTCGGCCCACAGGGCAGCAGGATCGGTGCCGGCCGTCGTGGTGTAGAGGGTCAGCGGGTTCTGCCGCGAGCGTTGGCTGGTTTCCAGAACGTCCGCCAGCTCCGGGTCCTGGATGACGTGCAGCTCATCCAGGATGACGAGTGATTCGTTCGTGCCGTGCTTCGTGCCGGCGGCCGAGTTGACGAACCGCATGCTGCCGCCGTTGATGCGGTGGCGGATCGCGCGGGCCATAATTTCCGCCCGGCTCGCCAGCTCAGGCTCGTTGGCGACCATCTTGCTCGCGATGCTTTGAATGATGCTGGCCTGTTCGGCACTGCCAGCGGCGACGACGATGGACGGGTCGGGTTCACCTTCAGCGAAAAGGTGATAGTTGGCCAGGCCGGCAGCAACGTGCGACTTCGACGACTTCCGTGCCGTTGTGATCAATGCCTTGCGGTACCGCCGTGCCCCGTTTGAGCGTCGGCGCCAGCCATGGATATTGCCGACGATGGCAATCTGCCACGGCTGCAGGTCAAAAGGCAGGCCGGCCCAGCGGCCCGTGGTCAGACAGCAGCACTCTTGGATGAACGCACAGGCTCGCAACGCCTGTTCGGCTTCAAAGATGAACGCGTCAGCCCGCGACCACGGGTCATACCCGGGCAGGACAGTGCGACAATACTCGGTGATTTTGGCGGCGGTGAGTTCGGTCACTGGGCGATCCTCATTGCCGGGGCATCAGGAAAGAAGCGAGTTTTGCTCTTGGCGGAGGTGTCAGCAGCGGCTGGCGTCATGCTGACTTCCATCCGCGATCGGGCTGACGGCGTCATACCCAAGGCAGCTTCGGTACGGCTCAATTCTTCGCTCAAGCTGCGGGCGATCGAATGCAGGGCCGAAACCTGAACCGACTTCACCTTGCCGTCAGCATCTTTGTAAGTAGCAAACTCAGCGCCAGGGTTGCTGACCAGGGCCTGTGACACCCGCCGCCACCGCACCCACGCGGTGCAGTACCGCACGAGCAGGTTGCTATCCGCCGCGCCGACCACGCCCATGTTGAGCAGCAGCCGCGACACGCGGCGGAACTCTGCGCGCGCGTCTTTATCAGTTAGCCAGCTCGGGCACGAAGGCTTTCCCGCCGGCTTCACTGAATCGTGATGCCGGTCCGAGCGGAACGTGCCGCGGGCCTTGAGAATCGCGGCCGGAGTTGGTTTGGGTCCGCGGCGGCCCATCAGGCGGCACTCCTCACGCTGGGCGAGTTGAGGATTGCGGCGCGGATGTGCTGGCCGATCGCACGCGCGAGCGGCGGCGGCACGCAGTTGCCCATGCGGGCGACGGCCTCGGCGTATCCGCCGGTGAACTGGAACGGCTCGGGGAAGCCGCACAGCCGCTTGAACTCGGGCACGCTGAATCGTCGCTTCTCAGCCCAGTGCATGAGCCCGTGCATGCCGAGTTGGCCGTCACTCTTGCGGACGGTGTTCGACGGCCGATCAGGATCGACCTTGATGCAGTTGAAGCCGCTGAGGCCGAGGGCGGACTGTCGGCTCTGGCCTGGTGGAATGCGATGCCAGTCAGTCCAGCTCGCGTACTTCTTGGACGCGGCCCGCAGCATCTCCAGTTCGGCCGGATCATTCACCGCGTCGGCGATTGCTTCCCTGGCGGTAATGAGCCGCGAGAATGGGGCCGGGTGCGTCGGCTCAATGCCGAGATCGTTCCGCACGCCGATGAAGATCAACCGTTCACGGGCCTGCGGCACGCCGAAGTATTTCGCATTGAGCAGCCGAGCGGCCACGCGGTAGCCGGATTCCTTCAGCTCTCGCAGGCACTCGGCGAACGTGAGTTTCATCTTGCCCTTCACCATGCCGCTGACGTTTTCCATCACCAGCACACGCGGCTGCAGGCCGCGGATCAGGCGGACGAACTCGCGGAACAGCTGATTACGGTTGTCGCCGAAGTCCCGTCGGCCCGAGGTGGAGAAGCCCTGGCACGGCGGGCTGCCGTCGAACACGTCGAGTTCGCCTGCGCGAAGGCCGGTACGGGCGATCAC